GTGATCCAGAAATAGTCGCTCCACGAGCCGGAATCGGAGGCCGCGGCCGTTTCTCCTGGAATAAAGAGCGCCCCCAGGTCGAATCCGGTTCCGGCGGCGACGCTCATGTCGACCACCCATCCGCCGTCGGGCAGAGTAAAGCCCGTGTTGACGAAGGCCCTCGTTCCGTCCTTGTTCCACACCCACAAGACGCCATCCCGGTTTTCAATGCCCTGGACCATCATCCACACGTTACCCCACAGCTCATGCAGCGCGCGCCAGATGGCTGTAGTAGTCCCGGTCTGCATCGCCGATACGCCGGACGGGGCATCACAGTTCCCCCGGCCCAGCGAGACCTGCGCGTCCGGGTTCCCCATCTCCACAAGGGCAAGGTACTGGATGGCCGCAAGCTGATAAATGTCGATGAGCTGAAACCCGGTGACACCGCCGGCATTGCGCGCGGCGCACCTGCTGAGCATCGTAGTGAAATTGATGGAGACGAGGGGAGCCTTGTTGTTGGTACTGCCTACCTTGCTCCCGCCGTCATCATAGCCCTCGTAGGCGCCGACATAGAATTGGTCGATTTCCACGCCGGACGAATTTAAAAATGCGGGGTGGGCCTGAGAACCGCTGAAGGCTGTTTTGTTGAGAAAACGAGCCCGCTTCCCGGCATAGGGGCCTTCGGTGAGCAACACGTTGGCGTAATGGAATTTCTTGATCTCGACCATGCACTGATTATCAATCGCCAACGTGTTCAGGCTATATTCCGGACGGCTGGAGAAGTATCCAGGAGGACACGCCACTGGATTACCGTCAAGGTCCACCCTGTCCCACACGCCGGCCCCGCCGCCCGGAGCCACCAGAACCACCCCGATCGGCTCATCCAGGGCCGGAACCCTGCGAGGACCTGAATAGACGAGGCTGCCCGAGATATCCACATCGTCTTTCGTGATAAATTCCGGAAGCTCGTCAAACGAGCTCGCACCATCTCCCCCCTTGTATTTGTTGCTGGTACTGTCGTAGCCGAGCTCTCCGGCCTCAAGAGGCCCGTTCGCGAGCTCCCACTCACTGGCCGTGCCGCGCTTCACAGTGATAATTCTGACTTCGTCAGCCATAGCCTATCCTCCTTATAATGTCTGCGGATCTCCGCCATACAAATGCCCCTCGTAGGCTTCAGGCAGCCACGTCGGATTGCCGCCTCTCAGCGGATCGAGCACGTATTCCTCGGGAAGCATGGTCGGGGTGCCGCCGCTCAGCCGCTCGGCCCTGATAAGAAGCCTGCTCATGGGAATAAAACCCAGGGTCTGCGATCTGGGATCAAACGTGAGAAATAACCGATCCTCTCCCGTTCCGCCCCGGAACAACACCTTGTGTGCCTCCGGCACCGTTGCCGGCCGCAGTTTGTTGTCACTTCCGCTGTAGGTCCAAAAGCCGACGGCCGCGGAATACGGCTGGAAGAGAGCACTCAACTCCTGCTCGAGCCTGGGATACGTTACGAACCCAAGCCCGTCGTTAATCACCGCCGTCACGCTTTCCGCCTGGTCGATGACCGTTATCAGGGTAAAGATCACGTGGACCGCATGGGCGCCGCCGCCCGCAGGGATATAGTCAGGCTCGTCCCCCGCGTTGCTGTAGGCGTACAAAACTTCCTCCCCGCTGCCGATTCTGGCGAAAAGGCCGACCTCCCGGAACCAGTATCCCTGCTCAAGACTCTGATTGCTGAGCAGGCACTCGATTTCCGTCATGCCGTCGCCGGTGATGGTATTGCTGTTGATAGGCAAATCCGTAATCCGGTTGACCACATCGGTCATGTCCGGAATTGAGGTTTCCGGAGAAAGAAATCCGTCTCCGGCCTTAACTCTGGTAAAGGTCAACACGCCTCCAAGCTGTGCCTCGGCAAGCAAATTCCGCCCCGCCCTCGTCAGGGTCATGGCTCCAAAATTAGCCATCTACTCAACCTCCTTTCGTGAAAAGCGTCATAAAACCCCTCCGGCTATGGCCTATTCCCCGGCGGGCAACAATGGACGCCCCTGCCGGAGGTGCCGGCGCAATCGAGACCGCCCCCCTGGTGCACAGCGGTCCGGAATGGCGTATCCCGATCGTTAACGGCCTGAGGATCGTCACCTCGTCCAGATGGCTGCGCACGTTCTTCGCAAGGTCAAGGGACTGAAAAAAGAGCCGCCAGGACTCTTCCCCCGTCAACCTCCCCTCCGTCGCCACGCGGAAACGAAAGGGGTCCCCTCCATATTCAAACCACTCCGAAACCTCGGCCCGGCCGAACACATCCTCACAAAGCCGCTTGACGGCCCAGAGCGTCCCCTTTTTGCGGTGCCAGGGAATGGACGACGTGACCAAATTCCGCTTTGTCGCCGCCGGAATTCCGGGCGGGTAAAAATCCACGTGCCACTGCCAGGCCAACAGGTCAAGCAGCACCTCCGGCAGTTCGTCGATGCGCGAGACGATCAGGGCCTCCCGGATGAGCGCACCCGCCTCGGAAAGTTCCCCGTCGATGGCCCCCGCTGCGGCCATGACGCCGGAATCCGCCGAGAGAGACGGAGGCAGAATGTCTCCAAGAGAAACGTCTTCAAGCCTACGCATCCTCCATCCCTCCAAAAATCACATCCACCGACACGGGCAGCGCAACTTCAGAAGGGACAAGAGCCGTAAAAGAGGGGCTTGCCACCTCAACCCGCTTAGCTCCGGCCCCCACCACTCTGGCCACGAGCTCCGACGGATTAATATCCCTGCCCAGTGCCCCCCGCTGCCAATCAATCCAGCCGGTCACAGCCCGCTCAACGGAAGCCTCGATTGCCGAAGCCTCAGCCGCCCGCGCGTTTGAAAGCCACCACGTCACATGCACTTCATACTCCACCGCCACCGGAGGCAAGACCGTCAGGTGGTCGGTCAGCGGCCGGACGTCCTCGGCGTTGCACGTCTCGTACACGGCATCCAGGACCTCCTGGGAAGGAAGCTCTCCCCCCGCCGCCAACGGGTAAATATGCACCTCTCCCGGAGCGGGCGATATCACCGACACATCCACGATGGATTGGTGGGCTGTGCGCGCCCAGAACGCATAGGCACCTGAAGGGCCGGCCACCGAAAATCGCTCCGGCGCCATTCGAATCCGTTCCCGCAGGCTGTCGTCGCTTTCAGGATCCGCACCCCCCGCCGTTTCGGTGACATTCTCCACTCCTCTCACCCACGGCAGGGGATCCACGAGCTTCGCCACCTGCCCGGGCAAAAAACCGTTCCCGATTCCGCCTACCGTCTGACACGCTGCCGGCGAATCGGCCGACAGGTCCCCCGGCGGCACTGATACCGCCTCGCGGGTTGCAAAATACAGATCTCCGCCGCCGGGCGTCACCCTGGTGCCCGCAGGGATCACCACGGCCCCGGGCTGGGGGGCCGAAAGCGTAAACCGGAGCGTCGTCATGGCCGGCGCAGACGGCAGCCTGTAGACCCCCAGCAGCGCCCCGAGGTGGTCCAGATAATCCCTGGAGGCATACGCCAGCAGATTTTGCTTTCCCGTGAAGTCGATCAGGGCCCGCTGCTGAATCACCACGGACGCCACGGTCAGCAAAAACAGGCGGACCGGGTCGCCGGGAGCCAAAGACCGGCCCGACGCCCTCTCGAAAGCGCGGATGATTTCCCGTTCCACCTCGGCTGCATCCTTGACGGCAAAAAGCACGTCCGGCAGGCCGGCAAAAAGATCACTCATCAACCTCAATCCTCACTTTCGGCACGAGGCGCCCGTCCGCGTCACCGTCGAACGAAATGTTTTTCAGCCTGGCCCGCGGCTCCCAGCGCCTCAGCGCCAGGTAGATCTCCGACGTCAACGCCGCTATGGCTGACGGAGTCGGTCTGTCGAGCATTTCGGCATTCAGACCGAACGACCGGTCCAGGGGCACCGACCATACGGGAGTACTCAGGATGGTCCGGACATTCTGCGCCACCTCCGCAGCAACCCCGACCGGAGAAAAATCCACGTCCCCCGCGCCGCCTAAAATGACCAGCTCCCTAGCCATCGGGATACTCCCTCAACTGCGCCGTGACCGTCGCCGACACCAGGCGCCCCTCGCTTTCCACCACGCCCCAGGCTTCCGAAATCCCCTCAAGGACAAACAACCCCAGAGGCGCCCCTCCGAAAATCAGGGGCACCGCGGCGCCTCCCTCCAGAATGGCCGTAAGCTCGCTGATCGTTTCGGACGGGCTGATTCCAAGCGACGCGTTGAGTTGCATGGACAGGGAAATCGTGTCCCCGTCGAGGCCGGTGAACTCCAAGAGTGGTTTTCGGCCATGAACCTCATGGGCCGCATACTTCGCCCCCTTTGACCGCTGCAGATTCTCGTACGTCCTCACCCGCACGCCCAGGGGACCGTCCCCCGTCGACGATTCAAACATCACGCCGCCCAGAATCCCGATCACACCCCTCACCCCCTATCCGCAAAAAACATCCGGAGACCCGGTAGCTACCGATGAACCGCAGGCCACCGGATCACCGATTCGGCCCGCCTGCCTGCCGTTCACAAACACGGTTCCGCTGCCGGACGCCAATACCGAAGCATGGCAGCCGTCGCAGCAGTGCGGCTCCCAGCCGTCTCCCTGGCGGTGCCACGGAATACCGTTCACAAAAACATTCGGGCTGCCCTCCGCCGAAGGGCGGGGCGGCCATCACCCGTGCCCCGTGCAGATGTCGCCGAGTCGCGTAGCCGGAGGCATACAATCACCTCACTCGTTGATGTAGACATTTGCCGCGGCCATAATGTAAATATTGCCGTCAGCAAACCGAATATAGCTGCCAAAATGGTCTTTCAGCTCCACCACATGCCCCTTCCGGTCAACGCGGACCGTTGTGCCGTCCTCGAAGGTGGTCACCCGGACATCCTGATCGCCTACCGGCGGGGTGTTCTTCCCGTCCCACACGGCACCGAGCACAACGCCCCTCTCGATGCCGTTGCCGGCCAGCAGACATACCACGTGCTCCCCTGGGTCAAGATTCACTTCATCCTTATTCTTCAGGGTATTCGGCACCACCACCTGAAGCCACCCGGAAACAAGACCGTCTTTATCCGGAAACCGCACCCGCGCCATCTTGCGCGCCGGATCGACGTCGGACACATAGCCGAACCGGAGCACTCCTCCGGACTCTCCACCGGGCATCACGACCCCTCCTTTACGCCCATGCGGATATCGATGTCGGTGGTGTAGCCGCCCCTCGAAACCTTGTGGGTCGCCCGCTCCACAAACCACACGCCGTCGAACTTCCCCCATCCGGACAGTTTGACGGTGGAACCGCCGACAAACTGAAAGTCCCCCATCAGCGAAAATGAGCCCGACATCTCCCGCTTGTTCGCGTCGTACAGCTTCTTCTTCCCCAGGCGCTCCGCTTCAGCGAGACTGTCCACCTTGCGGTTCACAACCAGAGTTTCACCCGTCTTTCCCATCTGCTTCCCTTCCGGGGTATACACCTCAAAGGTCTCGTCCCGGACCGCGTCATGATACTGGACCTTCACCGCCTTGTAGGTCCCCGCCGTCTTCGCCCTCAGCCTGTACCCGGACAGCCGCTCCATTCCGGGCGTAATGGTCCGTGACGGAGGCTTTTTCTCGTATTCCTCCTCTGAAAACACCACCAGCTGAGCATCCGTTGTCTTCAGGGCCGCTCCGGCCTCCTCGCAGAGCTCCCTCAAAAACACCAGATCCGCCGTTTCCACCTGGTCCTTCCGCTCATACACCGGGTCCTCACCGGATTCCCACACAAGGGCCAGCCCGTGCTTCCCCGCCAGCTCCGACGCTATTTCGGAAAGCGACACCGCCTCCCATGCCTTCGTCACCAGCTCGCGCTTCAGCGCCCCCTTCACGGGACTGGAAACCGCCTTGATCTTCACCACCGTCGGGGGGCCCGAGCATTCGATTTCGTCCACCTCGAACGTCCCGCACGGGAAACGGACGGCGGCGCCGGGCTTCTCCCAGTTCCGGGACACCAGGGCCGCCCTGACGGCCGCCCCCCGTTCGGGGAACCAGCTTCCGCGCCACTTCCCCTCCCTGTCCTCCAGAGTAATCTGAAGATCGTCGTCCTCCCCGTGGGCGTTGTCCGTGTAGGTCAGATCCACGAAAAAAGGGGCTATATCCCTCGAGATATTCGCCCCTTCATACACCAGCTCCACATCGACCCTTCTGGTTGCTTCCATGACATTACCTCTTCCATGGAGGCAGATCCCGGACGGCCGGTATCTCCACCTCAGGCACCGCCAGTATCACGCCACCCGGGAAAATCACCACATCCCTGTGGTCCGGGTTCGCGTCGATAAGCAGCGTCATCAGCAGTTCCCCCCCCATATCGGGATACACCCGCTTCGCCACCGTGTCCCACATATCTCCCTGCTTCGTCGTATAGCTTTTCATGCCGACCCCCACGACAGGCGCGCGAACCTCTCCTGCTCGTCGCGCAACACTCTCCGGACCACATCCTCCAGCTTACGGACCGAGCCGTCATCCGCGGCGCCGGAAACATTGATCGTAATCTGCGGGCTGAAGTTCGAGGTAGAGTGGTTCACGCTCCCGCCGCCGAATTCGAGGCCCATCATCTCCCCCGCCGCCATCCACAGCGGAATTCCCAGCCTCGGGCGGTCCACGGGCGTCACGACCTCACGCCCCGCCTCGCCTATCAAGGCTAGTTGCGGACCTGAAACAATGCCGCCGGCAGCCATTTTCGGAGTTTCAGAGCTAGGGGGAGCCCCAGGAACAGCAAACGCTGTTTGGAAATCAGGTCCAAGTTTCTCGCCGAGCGCCGCCGCCTCCGCGCTCACCTTCCCTGCCGTTGCGTTGTCTATCTTCCCCAGATCTCCGTTGAAGATCGCCATAAACCCCTTCCAGAGGTCCTGAATCCACCCTATGGCCTTCCCGATCCACTCGAAGGCCGCGCGGAAGGGGGCGATGATCGCGTCGCCGAGCCCCGCAAGAGACGACTGTACAAAGGACGGAAAGACAGAGAACAGCGCCTTCACCGTTTCCCAGCCGGAAGAGATGAGCCCTGACGCTGCGGCGAAGCCCGAAGAAAACCAGTCCCAGAGGCCGGCAACACCTTCCCATGAAAAAAGGGATTTCAGCCACTCCCACCCCTCCGACACCATGCCGGTCAACCATTCCCAGGCCGCTGCCATAAGGGAACATACGTCGTCCCAGTTCTTCCACAGGTAATACACCCCTGCGGCCAAAGCGGCCACTCCGGCGATGATCAGCCCTATCGGGTTCGCGTTCATCGCCGCGTTCAGCAGCCATTGGGCCGCGGTCCATGTTTTGGTCACCCCGGCGATGAGCAGCTGCTTTCCGTGATACAGCACCAGGCGCCCCACGTCCATCAGCCCCCGGCCTGCTTTCAGCGCGAGGTTCAGCCCCCCGTGCGCCAGAGCCAGAGCTTTTGTCTTCAGCGCCCCCAGGGTGGCAGCCTTCCCGCTCAGCAGGGTAGACGCCCGAACGGTATCTATCAGCACCCGGGCATGCTGGAACGGAAGCTTCGCTGCAATCCAGGCGAATTTCCCGGCGGTAACGGCGACCTTGTACGCTCCAAGAGCCGCGGCGCCTCCCACAATGACTTTCGTCACCAGGGGAAATTCCTGTGCAAGGGCGGACAGCCCGGAGGCAAAACGGCCCATGGTCTCCACGCCCGAGGCGAACCCAGGTAGCAGCACGTTCCCGATATCGATCATCAGCGATTCTGTTGCCGACGAAAGCCGCTTCATCGCCCCCTGGGCCGTGTCGTTCATGATGCGCGCCATTTCAGCGGCGGCCCCCGATGCGTCCTGCAGCTTTTCCGTCACCTCTTCAAGCTTGCCGGTTTTGACGGACTCCATAACGGCGAGCATTCCGGATGCCGCTTCAGCTCCGAAGATCTTTGACAGGTGCTCCATCCTCTCGGCGGACCCCATATCCCTCATCTTCGCCGACAGTTCGGTCATGAGATCAGGAATTGTCCGCATATTGCCCGCCGCGTCCCGCGCTTTCACTCCAAGAGACTCAAGGGCCTTGGCCGCCATTTTCGGTTCCCTCGAAAGCCGCAGCAGCGCCGCCCGAAGGGCCGTGCCGGCCTGAGACCCCTTTATTCCGGCGTCCCCCATGACGCCGATCATGGCTGCCGTCTCTTCCAGCGGAATGTTCAGTCCCGCAGCGACGGGAGCCACATACTTCATGGATTCGCCCAACGTCAGAATACTTGTATTCGTTGACGCCGACGCCTTGGCCAGGACATCTGAAACCCGGCCTGTTTGCTCCGCTCCAAGATTGAACCCCCGGAGCGTACTGGCGGCGATATCCGTCGCCGTCGCCAGGTCGAGACCTTCGGCGGCGCTCATGTTCAGCAGACCCGGCATGGCGGAAAGAATTTCATTTGTTTTGAACCCTGCCCGCGCCAGAAGCTCCTGCGCCGCCCCCGCCTCCATGGCGGTAAACTTCGTGTCCCGCCCCAGCTGCCGGGCCTGCCCGGAGAGACGGGCCATTTCCTCCGCCGACGCCCCAGAAACCGCCCTTACCTTCGCCATAGCCTGCTCGAATTCAGCGGCAACCTTGATGGGAGCCCGCAGCGCCATAACGATTCCCGCCGACGCGAGCACTTCGCCCTTCATCCCCGCCAGCTGGGCCTTTGATGCGTCCAGGGCTCCCTTCGAGCGCTGCAGCCTGTCCTGGGCGGCGGCTACCTGTTCCATCCTGGCGGCGAGGCGGCCCTGCTCCGTTCCCAGCTTCCCCGTGTCCACTCCGGCTGCTGTCATCGCTCCCCGGAGCTCGCCCAGGGCCTTCCGCTGCTCGCCGAGTTTTGTCTGCAGTTTGTGGGCCTCTTGGTGGGCAGAGGCAAAGGCCTTTTTCATGGCGTTTGTCGGTGCCGATGAACCCCGCATTTCCTGCCCAAGGGCACGCACCCTCTCCCGGGCGGCCGCCAGACGATCAGAAGTGCTCGCCATCTGCCCCTGCAGCTTTTGGAAGTTTTTTATGGCGTCCTGGTTCTTCGCCAGGGATTGCGTCTGCGCGTGTAGCTTCCCCATGGCGTCTCCGGCCGAGGCAAACGCCCCCCGGAACGCCCCCGCCATGGTCGCCCCGATCACGAAGGAAATCTGGTACTCGTTGGCCATCCGCTCACCCCCCTTCAGTGCTACAATAAAAAGAAAAAAGGAGGGGTCCTCCGTGATCAGAACCGCCTCCCGCCGGGCAGCGGCCATGGCCGGAACGGTGGCAGCCGCCGCCCGTCACCTTGCCGAACTCTCCGGCTATTTGCTCCTCGCCCTGTTCGGCGCCGTCATCTTCGCAGTGATTCTCGCCTTTGCATGGAGTTTCATCCGTGGGATTTTCTTCTAGCCTCTTTCCGCACAAGCTCCTGCTCTTCCCTGACAACCTCGCACCATGAGGGCAGATCGGCCACGGGGAACGCCAGCCAGACATCAGCCGACGTCCCCGTGTCCGCCCGGGCGAGCCTCACCGCAAGACGCTTCAGGATTTTTCCCGCTGAATCTCCGGAACCGCCGGAGATGCGCCGCTGCCCGACGGGGCGGGAGAGTCCGACCCCATGAAAAAAAGCTGCACCGCCGTCACGATTTTGTTGAAATCTTTTGCCCCCAGAGTCTCCAGCACCTCCACGGGAAGTCCCGCGGCCTTCGCCCCCACTCTGGACAGATACAGCTTGCTGTAGTCTGCCATCAGCGCGAATTTCCCCTCGCTGTTCATCTGGGTTTCCACGTCGATCAGGTCCCGTCCCGTCAGGCCTTCCAGCTTCAGCTCAATCTCCCGCAGCTCGCTCCCCTTGTATTTCAGAGGAGTGCTTAATACGACCTTTGCCATTTTCGATCCTCCCTAGCTCTTTCCGAGGGCCTTCCGGACCTCGGCCAGATAATCGACACCATCCACCCGGAAGATGTAATTGAACTTATCCAGCTCCACCCTGGGCACACCGTCCCGCTCCAGGAGCAGGTAATGGATTTCCAGCTCCGTAGAACCGTCCGCCATCTCTCCGACGGAAAACTTCCCGGGGTCCAGCACCTTCGGCACGGCCTTGCAGAAAATGTGAATCTGCCGCACCACATACTCCCCCCGGCCCGCATCGTAATCCTGCAGCGCCCCGTACAGGTCCAGGTTATGGGCCGCCGGCCTCAGCAGCTTGATGGCGCTGTCCGTCACGTTCCGCCAGTTCAGGGTCACCGCCATGGAGCCGAAATGACCGAGCACGATGGAATCAAACTCGCCGGCCACCCCCGCCCCCTTCACCGTCTCCGTCATGGCCTCGAAGGAGGGCAGCGCCACCTCGGCAACCCCGAGCAGGTCGCCCCCCTCAAGGTACACGGAAAAATTGATATTCTTCTCCGGCACTATATTGGACATTCAGATCCCCCCTCCTACTCGAACAGTGTGCTGAAATAGCCCGGGTCGAACTCGAGCACCGCCCTGATCTCCTTTGCCGGAGGAGGAGGCGTCACGTACACGTGAAAGCGCAGAATTCCGTCGATAAGGTCGGTCAGGGGGTTTTCGTCCTCAAGGAACTCCACCCTGCCGCCGAGAATGAACTCCCTCGCCGCCAGGCCGTTCAGGCGCACGTTGTAGGAATTCACGATGGTCTTCACCAGCCGCCGGGTCATGGGCTTGTCCACCTTCTGCCAGAACGTCAGGATGAATTCGTTCCCGATCCAGTGGAACATCCTCCGGATCGGAATAAACGCGTCCTTCGGGTCGGTCACGGCGGGATACACCGCCTCGCGGTTTCCCCAGGCCTTCCATCCGCCGATGAAGTTCAGTGCCGTCACGATACCCTGTCCGTTCAGGTAGGCCGCCTGGTCCGAGCCGAGCAGAATCTCCTTCCCGCCGGCGTTCACCAGAGAATCCATCTGCAGGCTCTTGTTCGACGGGCTTTCGTAGGGGATATCCTCGTTCGAGGCATCCGTCCGGTTCATCAGCGAAATGAGCTGGGTAGAGAGGTGGAAGGTGTCCGTGCCGAGCTTCGGCTTGCCCCAGCAGACGATCTGGTTCGGCAGTATGTAATTATTCTGGTTCTTCCACTCCGGGGCCGCCGTGTACCGGTCCGCCCCGGAATCGCTGTCGCTGGGGATGTCCGCCACGGATTCCCCCGTGAAATGGCCGTTGATATTGCTCATCTTCGCCGCCATCACCGCGGCCACCGCCGGCTTTTCCGACCACTTGGGGGCGGCCAGCAATCCCGGAATAATGCGGAACTTCGGGAAGACGGCGTTCACCAGTTCAAGGCCCTCGTATTCGCCGCTGGTGATATTTACCCCGCCGATGATGTCGTACTCATCCACCGCTTCGGGAGACAGCTTCGGCACCTTCGCGCTGATTTTCACGGCCTCCGCGAACATTCCCTCTTCCAGCACCGTCAGGATGGCCTCGCCGTCGCTGTTGTACGACAGGGCGTAATCCACCCCCGCCACCGCGTCGGGATCTTCCGCGACCCCGGAAACGTTCGGCACCGTCACCAGGCTCAGGGGCACATCCTTTCCCAAATTCGCCGCCCCGTCCACAAGGTCGAACTCCTCCGCGGCCGCTCCCCCTGTGGTATGTTCCGCCGGATCCAGCACATTGATAAACACCGCCGGGGACACGTTGAACAGGGCGAACTGGGAGTAAATGGCCTCGCAGAGGGTATACCTGCCGAACTCTCTGCTGAAGCCGAACAACGACACAGCCTCTTCGTAGGTATAGCAAAGCTGCGGCTTGTTCACGTTGGCCATGGCCCCGGAATCGCTCCCGAGATGAATCGGGGCGGTCCCCACAAATACCGGCAGCCCCGCCTCCGTTCTCACCGGAGGCACAATGGACGTCGGAACCTCCGACTTGTACACGCCGTGGGAATACGCCACCTACCCCACCTCCTTCATGCTCTTCACTGCCGCGTAGAGCCTGGCCTCGTTGCTTCCGGGCTCCTTCAGCTTCCGCTGGACTTCCATCAGGCGGTCCACGGGCACAAACAGCTTCCTGATCTCCGGAACCTTCTCCAGCAGGTCCCTGCAATGGGGAGGATAGCCTCCCCGGAACACCTGGCCGCTCATCAGCCGCCCCCCGGGGATATTCGGTCCGACATACATCAGCCGCTCATCTTTTGGTTTCACCCTCACAGCCTCCTTCAGTCCTGCCGCAGGGGCCTTCGCCCCGGCCGCCGGCATGCGTTTTTTACTTCGTGTAGCTGCCATCGCGCCAGTCACCGCCCTTCCATACAATCTGCTCAGCGGGTTTCCCTGTCTCCCACACCGTCTCCATGCAGGCAAAGAACACGGGCCACGGCTGTTCGTCGAAGACGTACCACTTCAGAGGCACCGCCAGGCGGTACCGCATCTCAAGAAACCTGTCCGACAGCAAATCCAGCCGTACCGCGTCCAGGATATTCAGTCCGTCCCTGTAGCCCTGGCAATCGGACGAATCGTCATACACCCCTGCCAGCAGCCGGGCGGACACCCTGCATGGTCCGGCTTCGTCAGCGTCCTTCCCCTCGTCCACCTTCACCAGCACACAGGGAAAATTCCGCTCCAGGTCCTCCTCGCCGTACGCAAGAGCCTCGTCGAAAACCAGCGGCCCATCGGCGCCATCCGTCCGGGCGGCTTCCGGCAGGGGCAAAAACTGGGTAAAAACTCTCACCGGCCGGTAAACTCCGTCCTTGGCCGGAAGGGTCCACCCGTCGAACAGCCTCCGCAGCCGCGCCGCGAGGGCATCCTGCAGACCAAGGGCAATCATCGCCGGAACACCCCCAGCACCCGAAGAATTTCATGGTCAAGCCGCTTCCCGAATCTGTCAGAAACCACCCGCTCGACCTGCTTCACCGTCTCCTCGTTCTTCACGATCTGCGGAACCGACGGAGAAATGACCGGACGGAGCTCCCCGCCGGAACGAACAAAGGGCCTCCCCCGCACGAAGAAGGCCCCTCGAAGCGGCTTCAGGCCGTCCCGCTTCACCGCGCCCATCAGCTCCCTTCGCCGTCCCGGCGTCGGGGCGGACGGAGAGAGCTTATATTCCGAAATCGACTTCCGCCGCCCCCGCCCCAAAATCGTCGCCGAAAGGGAACTTCCGCCGGCCCGCTTCAGCTTCAGTGCCTTCCGAACCTCCGCGGCCTTCACGAAATACCGCCCCGTCGTCCCCCGGACAGCCTCCGTCACAAAGCCGTCTGCCGCCCGGTTCAGCGCCGCCGATACCGCCTTGGCGAAACCGTTGTCTATACCGGCCAGCGCCGCGCGTGCCCGATCGAGCTGGGCCCCGTCCACGGTGATCATGAATCGTTCCCCTCCAGTTCTATCCTCAGGACGGAGCCGCCTATGGGACGGGCCTCGTCCACCGTGTACAGCCTGCCGTCCACCGTCAGCTTCTGGCCTCGCCGCGGCACGCCGACCACGTCGCCGGCGCGCAGAAAAAGAACGCCCCGGTTGAGATGCACTCCCTCGGGGCGTTCCGATTCCTTCCGGCGCGGAATATCCGTCATCCTCCGGTCCGCGCACAGCACGCACAGGAGCCGTTTTCCGTTCACGTCGTGCCAGTCGGCGAACTCATTCTCGTTAAACCACGCGGCGCCGCTTTCCGCGTCCAGTCGTACCTGCTCCCTGAACGTCGGCATCGCGATGACCACCTCCGCCCCCGCCGTCCGCCTCCCGCGGAGGCTCTTCCGCTTCCGGAGACGCCGGGACCTCTTCCGCTTCCGGAGACGCCGGGACCTCTTCCGCTTCCGGAGACACCGGGACCTCTTCCGCTTCCGGAGACACCGGGGGCGCTTCTACATATTCAGCCTGCCCAGTGTCCACAAGCCATCGCTCATCGTCTTCACCGAGGGAGATCGTATCGCCGAACCCGGCTCCCCCGGCAAACGTCCGCTCCCTCGTGATTTTGATCATGGGACCTACACCACTTTCAGCGCGCGGAACGCATCGATCTGATGCGGTACGGGCAGCGGGCGGGACACCATCTGCACCCAGCGCACCGACGGGTCATGTTCCACCCACGACCGAGGCACCCTTTCACCGACGTGGGTCACCACACCGCCGGTCTTCTCGTCCGCCTCGGTCCAGGCGCCGTACATCAGGCTGGTCCGTGCGGCGGGGTTCCCGAGCAGCACGATGCTCTCGTCAATCATGGGCTTCTCCGTTCCCGTGGCCTCGTCGTAATACCACTCGTCGTAGGTATAGACGTACAGCCCGGAATCCCGCATGTACCCCCAGTAGATAACGCCCATGGTTTCGAGGGTAGCTACCGGGAGCTGCGGCTCGATCTCCGTCAGCAGAATCTTGCTCTTGTCCGAAAACGCCGCAACCTCCGCGTTCGCCAGAAAGGCTTCTAGGGCCTTCGTCCCCATGATTGCCGTATTCGGTGCCACCCCGGAGGCCTTCACCATGGCCGTCCGGGTCTCCCGCAGCTTCGCAAGGGGTTTGCCGGTATCGGCAGTCCACTTGTCCGCCGCGTCCAGGGTCGTGATGGTCAGCGGGAACACTACCTCCTCGTCCACGCCGTCCCCCTTCTGAGGGACTTTCCCCTCGGTCAGAGCCTTGACACACATCCACTCCTCCCGGCGGGTGATGATCTGGTCGAGGTGCAGCAGGTCCTCGACATACAGCTTCGTCGCCCGCTCGTCAGGGCTTGTCCCGCTGTAGATCACCTCGCCGGGCTGACGGGTCTGCCAGTCGGGAGCCGACGCACCCCGCTTCGGCTTCAACATGGCCGGCGTGTAGGAGTTCGTCGTGTACCCGTCTCTGGCCATCACCGACCCTGCCCGCATCGGGTGCACAAAGGGGGCCATCTTCCGATTCCCCTTGACGATATCAATATCCACGTGCTCGGTAACCACGGGATTCCGTTCCCGGAAGAACATGTCCCGGATAAACGTCTGGGCGGGGAAGGCTGCCTTCAGGGCCTTCAGCATCGTCCTCGGATCGTACAGGTTAATAGTCATCTCGCCGCCTCCTATCGAACTTTCCTGAAGATCAGACCGCGGGCTCTCGCGGCCTCCCTGAAGGTATCCGCCGTATCGGCAACGCCGCCGAAGGCAAGAACGCCCTCATTGAACTCGCCGGTAAAATACGCGACACCCGTAACGTCTCCATCGGTGGCATCCACCGGCCAGGCAAGCACCGCCAGGGGTTCCGCAGACCCGTCGGTTGCAGCAGAATCAACAGCCTTATACAGTCCAGACGGCTCGGTTTCCGTCGCCGTGACGGTAATATCCCAGCCGTCACCCACGGCGAAGGGGGTCAGCCCCTCGGTCATCACGAACTTCACCCCGTTCGCCACGGTTGCCCCTGTCGTTCCGGGGACGTCAAACACGGCAAGAATGGCGCCGCCCGGCCCCCTCAGCGCCGCAAGAGCAAGCTGGGCCGGAACCTCCGGCGTTGTCGCCACAGCCGCCACGGCCGCACGGATCACACGGACCGAATACACCCCCGCGGCCACGCCCTCAAGAACAGGCGTTTCCGAATCCAGCACCAGCGTGCCGTTGCCCGTGTTTCCATCGCCCTTGGCGGCGGCTTCCGCCTCGAAGGTCACCGTTCCCTTCGTTGCCCGGCCCAGCAGCGTTCCCCTCGCGAGGGAGCCCTCTCCCTCTGCGATTACCACTTCGCCGTCCACCACCGGCATTTGGCTGCCGGCAAACAGATTATCCGCCGTCATGCTGCCGATCATGTTCGCATCGGACACTTACGCCACCCCCCTCACGGATGCTCTCGCGGTCGCCCGCACTCCGGACGACACGCTCTTCACTACGCTCAAAAACGATTCCATTTCCCGCTCGTCGCTTCCCGGCATTCCGCCGGGGACCATCCCGCCGACACCATCAAGAGCCGATGCCGCATCCTGCCTTCGGTCATCCAGGGCACCCTTCGCCCTGGCGGCCGCCAGAAGCGAAAGCGCACACTCCTCGGGCGTGGATAGAGTCTCGTATTTCGCCTTCGCGATAATCTCGCCGCATCCCGGCTGATTCAGATCATCCAGGGCCTTAAGCCTCGCCCGCTCCCGTTCCGCCCCTGCCTTCGCCCCCTCGGATCTGCCTTCGTCCAGCACCGCAGCGTACAGCTCGGGGAATCGCTCCTTCAACTCCTCAAGAGTCATACCGTTGCCCTCCTTCTTTGTGTTTTCGCCGCCTTCGCCCTGGTTTCCCTGGGGGAAAAACGCCGTCACATCAGCGCGCATCTCCTTCACGCGCTTCATGCTCGCTCTCGCCGTGCCGGCCGACGTGCTGAGCGCAAAATACCCGTCCCGCACAGATGCGGCGGCCTCGACCGGCTCCCCGACCTCGTCGGCGAAACCGCTCTCCACGGCCTCTTCGCCCGTCATCCACGTTTCCGAATCCATCATCCCGAGGATCACGCCCTCCTCAAGGCCCGTCCTCGCCACGTACACCCCGGCCATCTGAGTCCGCAGCTTGTCCAGGAGTTCCGCGGTCTTGCGCATTTCCTCCCCGTCGCCCATGGAAAAGCTCCACGGGTTGTGGACCATCATCATTCCGTTGGCAGGACAGATTATCTTGTCTCCCGCCATGGCCACAACCGACGCGATAGAAGCCGCTATACCGTCCACGATCACCGTCGTGTGTGTTTTCAGGCTCCGCAGGTAGTTGTAGATCGCCATGCCGGCGAACACATCCCCGCCGATGCTGTTTATCCGCACCACAAGCTCCGTGATGGCTCCCAGGGACTTGATGTCGCGGATAAAGTCCTTCGCGTTGTTCTCGGCCCACCAACCCTCGCCTATATCGCCATAGAGCAGAAGCTCTCCGCTTTTCTCGCCAAGGGACTGCGCCTTCCACCACCGTTCCTTCAAAATTTCCTCACCCTCCCTTTCGCCGTCGCTTTCAGGCCCACGAACCACCCCCTACTTCTCGGAGACGAGGTTCAACGCCCGCTTCGTCGCCTGCTCCTTCGCCCGGAGCCGGACGTTCATTTCCCACTCTGAGCCCGTCAGTTCCATGGCCTCCCGCGATTCAGAGGACGCGTTGATTTCAATCCTCCTCTGGGCCGCCACCACCTCTTTCAACGGGTCTAGCTGCCCCTGCGCCGGGCCGTACCAGTCAACCCACGAATAACAGTAGGCCGTCAGCTGATCGCTGAAGAATCCCGGCGCAGAAATCCGCCCCTTCAACACCGCTTCGCACAACCATTCATGCAGCACGGGCTGGCAAAAGTTCGCCGCGAACCAGTCCCGCCATATCCTGAACAGCTTCCAGGCCTCCAGGAGCGCCCCGCGGGACGCCGAATAGGACGCCGTGAAGTTCAGGATCAGGAGCTCATACGGGATTCCCAGGGCAGCCCCCACCTGGCGGCACACCGACATCACAAAAGCGTCGAAACTCTGATTCGGGCGACCGGGAGCCGCAGCGTTCGCCTTCACTCCCGGCGGAAGATCGAACACGGACCCGTACCCCAGCCGCACCTTGCCCAGAGGATCCTCTTCCAGCCCCGATTCCTCCATGGCATACCCTTCCTCGCCCAACTCCATTTCCTTCGCGTCGTGCTCGAAGAAAATGCTATACATCCCGTTCACCACGGCGGCCATCAACTCCGCGTCCGTATAGCGACCAAGCTGTTTCAGCGTCTCTATCACGGGGGAAAGGAGCGGAACTCCCCTCGGCTGGTCCACCCGTTCCGGGCGCATCAGATGCAGCAGGTTGCGCCGCCCTGAGAGAGAGCCGAAAAACGGCACCCTGGACCATGCCAGCCGGGGCAAAAACACGCTCTCCCCCTTCGGATGACGGTTCGCCACCCACGCCGCCGCCGGAACCCCGTCGCCGTCAAATTCGATGCCCTCCACCATCCGCACTCCGGTCGGCTTTCGATCCGGGTCGCACACCCGGTCCCCCTCGATCAGGCGAATTCTCAGATCGTAGAGCCTCCCGGGAAGCGCCTTCATTGGAAGTCCTACGAACACATCGCCATTCATCAAAACGGCCAGAAAGGCAAGAGACTGCATCTCGTAAAAATTCAGCCGCCGGGCAACATCACAATCCTTGGACTCGGCCCAATACCCGAACTCCCGTTCGACGTCTTCCTCCCACCGGTCCGCCGCCTCGTCCGACAGCCCGAGGTACTCCCGGTTGATACTGAATTTCGGCCGCAGACCAGGCCCAACTGAGGAGGTCAAAATTCGTTCCACGGCTCCCCGTGCCAGCGGAACGCCGTAATACTGATCCCGTGACCGCTCGCGCAAAAGCTCCAGATTCTCCCCGATATCTTCATCAGGGCTCTTCGAGGTCGAATCCCAGGCCACCATTGACGTCCGCTGCCGGCTCGCCCCATGATTCCCGTAGCCCGAATTCAGCAAGACTCGCGTTTTTGACAGCGTCTCAAGCCGCAACCGCGCCATTTCCCGCCTCAGGGCGAATTTCGGTGCAACCGCCCGGAAAAAACTGTCTACCATGCCCATGCCATCACCAATCCTTCGGGACTATCACCCTCACTCGCCCCCTTCCGGAAGAAAGCCGGGAAATCATCCCCTCCAGCCGGGAAATCATCCGCTGCACCTCGCCCAAATTCGCACGGGTCAGTTCGACCCCTTCCATCTTGTACGCCTGGCTCGATAAAATCGCCGCCTCCGCCCGCCGATACATCTCCAGCCGTTCGTTCAAAGCCGCCAGATTTGCGGCAGTCATCGCGCCACCTCCTTCCCCGAAATAAAAAGGGGGACCGGCGCTTGCCGTCCCCCTTCATAAACTTCACAAAACCCCCCCGTCAAAAACACCCTCAGGAGCACTTGTTTTTCAAAAGACGCCCAGTCATGCCGTTTCATCAAAAACAATCGCACAGCGGTCATTCTCGCGTGGCGAAAAAATAGAAGGGCGCCCTGGGGAGCGCCCCTTAACCCACGGCAAGGTAGCAAATGCCCGACGCGGGATTTTACCTCATTCCACCATTCAAAACACGCACGCCGCCTCTGCGTTTCTGCGTTGCCTGTTTCGATGGAGGATTTTTCGGTTGTGGTTCTGGTGGAGGCTGAGGGGGTGGCTCCTGTCGGAGATTCAGCGGGGGCTCTTTGCGCTTCTTCGCCGCGGGTTTGCTCCCCTTCCGCTTCACCGTTCGCCGCTCCCTGCGCCGTTCTAGATCGGGATTGAGAATTTCGAGGGCCGCCGTGGCGTACACTCTCACGTCCAACGGTTCGTTCCTTACCCCTGCGTAGCGCTTCACCCACTCGACCTTCATTTTTCCGCCGACCCGCCGGACCACCAGTTTTTCCGACACAAGCCCCTTGAAGTACGGCAAATCGTATCCGCGATGGTTCGTCTTGAGCTCCCGCGGCCAATGACAATAACCAGGGCCGGGCGACTCAACCTTCAGGCGGGAAAACAAACTCCCCTTCAGGGCATCGACACCGAGACTGAACAGCGCCACCCTGCGGCGATTATTTCGGCTCGGCTTGCTTACCCCGGGCTTCCCGTAGACCGACGACCCCTTGACGGCGAACACATTCCGCCGTTCCCTGGACTTGCAAAACTTATACACCTCATCGGTGTAGTGTCCGCCTGAATCTATGCAGGCGCATGCTATCCCTATCTGTTCTCCGTCGGCGTAATTCCAGAGTGAAAGCAAAAACTCATCCAGAGCCTCCCACACGAGAGGCTGCCCAGGATCGCCGTAGAACACCCGATAGCAGATACCCCATGATTCTTTTCTCGGCCCCCACCCGACAACCTCGGCTTCGAGGCGGTCATCCTGGGTGTCTATTCCACATGTGAGGATCAATACTCCATCCGGAATTTCCGCGCCGTACTCTTCCCGGTGCTCTTCGAGATTCTCCACCTCGATGGCGTTGCCCGTTTCCTCCCATGGAATCCCGAGGACGGTATTCCACCACACTTTCATCGCGTCATCCCCGTCTTTTTTCGCTTCCATGTACGCGAAAATCAGCTCCCGCCACGACGTCCACGGGGAAGAAAAGGCGTTGATGTGGAAGCCTCGAACGTGGTGCTCCTTCCGTGGCACCCACTTCCCCCGGGACTGCTGGGACTTCCATTCCTGCTCACCGCTGTACTGCCCGCACGCAGGGCACTTCAACCGGATATCGTCAAGATTCTTATAGTTGAAGTTGCCCCACTCGATAGGATGTGGAACCCCGCATTTCGGACATGGAACGTGCCATTGTTCCATCGTCGAAGACTCGTACAGCTTTTCTATCCGGCTCAAGCCCTTAATGGTCGGCGTGCTAACCTGGATAACCTTCCGATTCCAGAAATTTTGAGTACGCTTTCGGGCCAGAAGCACAGGATCCCCCTCAGAACCGGCCGAAGCAGGATACCTGTCGATCTCGTCCAGGAGCAGTAATCGTATCGGCTTCGAAGCCAGCCCGCTCGGTGAATTCGCTCCGCCCAGAAAAAGCTGTCCCCCGGGAAATTTTTTATGCCGCAAGGTATTGCCGCTGTCCCTGGACCGGGGATCTTTTACCTTCCCGGAAAGGCTCGGCGTATCCCGGATCATCGGCGCTATGCGATCTTTACTATAGTCCTCCGCGTCCTCTATGGTTGGCTGGACCAGCATCATCGGGCAAGGATCGATATCGATATACATCCCTATCACGTTGTTCAAAATTTCACTCTTTCCGATCTGCGCTGCGGACATAATTACAATATCCTGCTGGCGCGGATCCGAAATAGCGTCCATTATGCCTCTCTGATACGGGGCCCTGTCCGTTACCCATCGCCCCGGTTCGACACTTGATTCCTGCGACAGCCGCCTTTCCCTGTCGGCCCATTCGGCAACCGAAATCTCCGGCGGCGGACACCACAGGGCATCAAACCTCGTCCACAGGGACCATACCCGATATTCGCTCCTTGCTATATTCTGAGAGTTCATCGAGGGCCTCGTAGATGGCCTTTTTCAAGACCTCCTGGATATCCGCGACCGTTTCCGCCTCGAACAGGATGGGGGCGAGTTTGGTCGGGATGGCCAACAGACGGGATCTGCAGTTCGTAATCGATTCTGTCCAAACCATCATCACATCCTCGCTCTTGTGGACATCTCCCCGCATGGCCGCCAATTCAAGTTCGGCGGTTTCCCTCTGCACCTTTGTCAGCAGGGCCCGTTCCCTGGTCAAATCGGGGTCATCTCCAGTCTGAATCCTCTCCTGGAGATACCTGATATACCCTTGCACCGAGGGAAAAAGGGCATACTCTCCGGCTCTGGCGCGGGGTATCACCTTCTCCTGGACGAGCTGCTGCACTCTCCTCTCAGACAGCAGAAGCAGGTCGGCAATTGTTTTCACAGAGTAAGTGGACTGATTTTCGCCCTCTTGAGATTGTACTTTGTATCCCATATTTTTTTGAGCCATCCCAAACCCTCCATATATCTATCTTGAATGGCCTTATTAAATCATTAACATTACCCCTGCTAATTACCCCATTTCGTTTTTGAAAAAGCCGACTTTGCAAAGCCTTAGCCCTTTGGTCAAACGCACGAAACGAAATCGTACAATTCTGGCGCTAGCCAAAACCCGGGGTCAGCGAGCCGACCTCGGCCCTCCCCCCCTTGGGAGGACCCGTAAAACCCTGCGCTCATCAGCGTTTAAGGCTCGCCGGCCCCCAGTGCTGCAAAACGGTAAACTATTGCACTCAAAAATACTGTGTAAAACGAGACGCCACAAGGGGAAGCGCCAAAACCCCCAGCTCCAAGATCGGGGAAAATCGTCTGCGGCCAAAAACACCCCTTTTTCTCACAACTTCAACAAAAACGGCTTATTGTGTGCAGCGAAGCATGATGACTAAGGGAGAGCGAGGATAGCTTCGTCGAGGTTGTCCTGGGTAATGCCGATGTACGCCAGCGTGATTTCCGGAGAGCTGTGATTTAGCAGTTTTTGTATGAGTTCGAGGTTGGTTCCTTCGTGGTACAGACAATACCCGAATGTCTTCCTCAGCGAGTGTGTGCCTACGCGATAATTCAGCTTGCAGGCGGTGGCCGCTTTTTTAAGGATGCGCCATGCGTGGCTGGTGCCAATTCTGTATTCCCCGTCTCCGTTCCGCTGTCGCGACTTGAACAGCGGCTCCAGGAGGAGCCTCCCCTTCGACGGAGCCTCGTTCATCCGCTCTCTGAAATATCGCGAGAGCACCCGGCGAGCCTTTGGATGGATGATGATATTTGCTCTTTTGCCGGTCTTTTTCTCTGTTATTTCAAAACGCTCCTTTACGCACAAACGCCCCCGGCTGTCGATGAACGCCACGTCCCCGACGTTGAGCTTTACAAGGTCTGTAATCCTGCGGCCGGTTCGGGTGCCGAAGACGAAAAGCGCGTGGTCGCGGGCGCTTCTCCTGTACAAAAATCGTTCTATGGCCTCCCTGTCGGACGCGCTTCGTATGGGCTGCGTCGTCTTCGATCCCAGCCATTTCATGACGCTTCACCACAGAAAGCCCGCATTTTTTCCACCGTCCATCCCCGCCGTGCCCGGCGTCTGCACCACCGACGCATGATGTCAAGGTCGCAGGGTTCTACCCTCGTGATGATATCGGCGCCGAAAGGCAGCGGGGATTTTCGAAGGTCTGAGGCTCCGATCCGGAGCCCCTTTTCTTCCGGGATTCCCCAGAGAACATATTCTTCCACCTGTCAACCCCCTCCCCATGCAATAAAAATTCGGGCACAAAAAAGAACCGCCCAGGAAGCTGACTCCCGGAAGCGGTTCTCCCCGCGCTGCTTTCTGCTCTCGCACTGCACCCACGGTATCATTTTACCAGCCGCGACGGGATTAGTTGGGGAATAGTCGGGGATTATCTGTGGATTAGTTGGGGAATAGCCGGGACATTGGCGATTCTTCCGGAAGGGCGTTAACCGAACAGCGCCCGCTGAAATCCGCCGATGGCCTCCCGTGCGATTTTGACGGGGACAAGCGACCGCCTGCGGTAGATGGTCTTTCGGTCTACACCGTATTCTCCGGCAGCCGCCGTCAGGGGGCTTTCCTGCAGCCTGGAGGCGAGGGGGTCTGTGGCGGACCGGATGAATTCGACAAAAATGTTCCAGTCCATGGGGCGGGTCTGCCTGAAGGCTTGCGCCGACTCCACCACGGCCCCCCAGCCGCACGCCCGTTCAATAAATTCAACGACGCACAACCCGTCGGACATTTTGGACAGAAACCCGTCGAGGTTCGGAGACCGGTCCACACGATCCAGCTCTTCCTTCGACCGCAGAGATTCGATGAGTTCTGACCAGGCCTCCGCATCGAGAGGAGGCCTCTCACCCAGCAGAATGCGCAGTCCGGCGGGATGGTAGAGGGCGACCAGCTCTATCACCGCGCCAAGCCTTCCGACGTCCCCCGGGTGCAGGGTCCCCATTCGATTCCTATCCCTTGCCCGGGGACAGGAGATCCGGAAACAGGTGCCCCTGCCCCTGAAGCTGATCGAGATCCCGGAGCAGCCGGGCGTATTCCGCTTCTTTTTCCGCCATGGTCGCCTCTATTTTCTGCCGGAGAACAGATCCGGGAAGATATGATTCCGCAGAGTCGCGCAGTTTTTTCAGATTGAGTTCAAGTTCCGAAGCGCGAGCCGCTATTTCCTCCACTGCGCTGCTTGTCATGGGTTCTCCTCCTCATGCAAGGGGGCTGACGGCGGAGAAGATGGGTTTTCTTTTCTCCCTCTGGACCCGCCTCGTTTGCCCCGTAAATTCCATCTGTCTGCCCCTGTAGGCCAACTCGTAGGACGCTCCGCTGACCCCTCGCCTTGTTTTTGTTATGGTGGCAATTATGCGAGGGGGCTCATTGTCGTCCTCCCCCTTGTCCCGATAAAGTTCTATCTCGGAGTGGGCCAGCTCTTCGACGATTCCGCCCCCCTTCGAGTGGCCGCCCGTGATGCCTTTTGCCTGATCATTTTTCGAGGCCCGCGCCATCTGCGAGAGGATCAGCGTTTTGATTCTGAGCCGCTGGGTGGTTGCCTGCAGCCGCGGCATTATTTCTTCGACGGCCTCGAGGTCCGATTGTCCTGGTTTCTTGAGCATGGTCAGGAAGTCGATGACGACGAGGTCCGGCTTTCTGAGGGCAACCTGCCATTCGACGCCCTCTATTGTCCAGCGGCTATTGTCCGTGTTTCCAAGCATCTTCAGGCGTCCTTTCGTGGCTTCCGCAAAAGCCCGCTCCGCCTGGAGATACCGGAGGTTCTGTTCCCGCATCATGCCGTATACTTCCTGATGCGAGACCCCCAAATCCCTCATGATTATCCGCGCCGAGAGCTCTTCGGTGGTCATGTCCAGGCTGAAGAAGAGGACTGTTCCGTCCTGGTTTTCCCTGAGAAAATGCTCTACGCCGTTCAGGGCCAGGCTGGTCTTCATGCTTCCTTGGGCGCCGACGATCACGGCGATTTCTCCGGGCATGATGCCCCCCCACGATTCATCAAGCCCCGATATGCCCAGGGTGAAAGAGTACGTTTCTCCCCAGCTCTGGACTTCTTTTCGAAGCCGGGCAAGGTGTTCACCGGGGGCGTCCACGATTCTTCGCCGCCGCCGCTCTTCTTCCTCCAGTCGGGCGGTAAGTGCGGCGTCGATATCGTCTTTGGGCAGGGCGTCTTCCAGGAGCGCCCTGTTCATCTCGGCGGCGTGCCTCCTGATGTCCATGGGGTGCCAGCCCTGGCCGTACAGCCTGACGGCCTCGCCGGATATTTCCTCCAGAAGCATGAATTTCAAGGTTTCGGGGTCGAGATCGGCTTCCCTGGCGTTGACCCTGAGGCCCAGCAGCCTTCTGTAGTCGATCATCAGGCTTCACCCCAGTCCTCTACGGGGACAAACTCCCGGCTTTCCCTTACGGACACGGGGTTGTCCGGCGGCGGTTCGAGAAAGTCGACGGCCCTCAGCCACGTAGACGCATGTTTGATGTACTTGGGGTCCTGTCCGGAGACTTGCTCGCAGTACTCCTGCAGATGGTGCTCCATGTTGGAGAGGACCAGGGGAATTTTCTTCCTGCCCGCTCCGATGAGCACAGACCGGAAGGCCTTCCGTGCCGCGTTTTTGTCTTTCTTGAGCGGATACCCCTGCCAGAATTCGGCAAATCTGGTTTCGACGAATGTATCCAGATCAGCCCCTTTTCGGTTCCCGCTGCCGCCCCCGCAAGGGCGCGCTCCTCCGTCCTCGGACGGGTTCTCAGCCGGGGGAACCGGAATGTCCGCCGTGGAAGGGGCAGATGCCGGCAGCACGGTTCCGGTGCTCTCGCGGTCCCCTATGCCGTCATCGCTGTGACGCGCTCCTCCGTCCTCGGACGGACTCTCAGCCGGGGGGGCCGGTTGGGTCAAAATCTGTCCATCGGCGTCAGCCGATGATGGAGAGATTTTGTTCTTGGTTTTTATTCTCTTATCTACTCTACTCTTCTCTTCCCAAAATGTTACGCCGTTGTTATGCGTAACGTCTGCGTTACAGTCGCGTTCGTTTTTAGTTTCCCGCCAGTTCTTTACGCGCTCAGAATCGCGCTCCCGCCGCTTTACCAGTTTTCCGCAGTATTCTTCCCAGTTGCGGATTCTCAGCCCGTCGCCCGTTTCTTCAAAAAATCCGGCCGACAGGAGGGCTTCCGAAAACAGGGCCGCCTCGCCTGTCCATTGTGCGGCCCTGGCAATCATCCCCGGCGTTATGCCGGCCAGGCTCCCGTCGGGCACGTTGTCTATGGCCCAGAGCCAGAGGGAGATCATGTGCCCGACGACGTAGACCGGCGGAATGTCCAGGGCGTCGGCAGCGCGCAGCGTCTTTCTGTGGGTCGGCAGGCTTTGATGGGCCTGTATCCACGCCATGGGATCACTCCTCTACAGGTTGGCTTCAGGTTTGGCTTTCATCGACGGGACCTCATTCCAGCAGAGGATCGAAGGTCGTCAAGTTTGGCCTGGAGACGGGTTCTGTTTTCCCCGCTGATTTCCCTGACGAGGTCCTGAAAGATGTTGATGTGGTTTTTCATCGCCTCGATTTGGCCGATGAGCCGCTCGATTTCCCGTTTGTCGGCGTGCGCGGCATAGGCCAGAGCGGATACATACCGGAATTCGCCGCAGGTTTTGCAGCTTGCCGGGACATCCCTTTCCCAGGATATTACGGGGGGCTTTTTTTCGATGACAGGCATCTCCCACCACCACCTTTTCCTAGAATGTTTTCCTTCCCCCTTTTTTGGGAGGCCGGAAAGTCAGGCCGTCCTGGAGGACGCCTTTGCCTCGTGGAAATTCGCTCGGATAATTGCGTCAGCCACAGGAGGACACACGGAATTTCCGACCATGCGAACCTGGGCTGTCTTCGTCAACGGTTTCCCTCCGAAATCCAGGTCGATCACATACTCCTCGGGAAATCCCTGGGCCCGGTAGAGTTCGCGGGGCTGCAGCATCCTCATTCCAATGTCCGCCAAGGCGCAGGTCTCGCCGTCCACCTGCACGGTAACGAGGCCGAAACGGTCGTGTCCTGTGACGGTGCCTATGGGACGTTCGACCTCCTCGCCGATCCCTGCACCGTAGTATTTCGAGAGGAACGCGCTTACGAGCGCTGTCTTGCCACACCCCCCCTGGCATAATCGTTCCGACTGGAGCTTCGATCGGGGAGCCGGTAGATGTCCCGAATTGCCTCAAGAGATGACACGCCACCAGCGAATGATGGTCCACCCCTGTGACCGTACCAAGGGGTGTATCGATTTTTGCACCGGTGACGCCGCCGTAGTGCTTCGCAAGGAGTGCGAGGCGCAAATCGTCCTGAGGGGTTCATCAGCCGGCATGCACCGTGGAGACGAGGCGTTCGCATGTTCGGTGAAAACGGGAGAAATCATCGCGTATCGAGGCGATGCATCCACCACCATGAGGGGTTCGTCTATGCTCTGCCCCCGTACCTGGTTGGGGCCTGTTTCACCGTGATACTGGATCAGGAAGGGGCTCGGATTCTGAAGGACGAACTTAACGATCCCCCTGGTAATGCGCCGGAGTGTTGCGTCCGCCAGCGGCCGTTCCCGTTCGAAAATCGAGGGACAGGGAATACTCCAGTCGATACAGTCAGCCGCCGTCCGGAATGGAATCCCCCAGGGGCCATGTGTCGGCTTCGGCCAGACGATAGGGCGCCCGTCGCAACGGGCGACGAGGAAGAGCCGCTTCCTCGTCGTCGGAGCACCGTAATCGCAGGCTCGCAGCTCCCGCCAGTCCACGGAGTATCCCAAATTCCGAAGGCTCGTCGTGAAGGAATCAAATATCTTCCCCTTCATGGCCTTGATGGGGTACCCGCTGGGATCAAGGGGGCCCCAGCTCCGAAACTCTTCCACGTTCTCAAGGCAGATTACGGCTGGGCGAACCTTTTTCGCCCAGTCCACCACAGCCCAGGCGAGGAAGCGAAGTTTCCTGTCCCTCGGCTTTCCCCCCTTCGCTTTGCTGTGGTGGGTGCAGTCCGGACTTGCCCACAGCAAATCTACCGGAATGCCTCCGCACGCTTCCGCCGGGTCAACGTCATGGATATCGCATACGTAGTGTTTCGTCCCGGGGTGGTTCGCCATGTGCATGGCGATGGCCTCAGGATCGTGGTTCACCGCTATGTCCGGGTCTCGCCCAAGGGCCATTCGGATTCCCTCGGAGGCCCCTCCTCCACCGGCGAAAAGATCGATGACAAGACCCATCACGCCACCACCTTCTTATCAGTCATGGTTTGCTTCACTCCTTTTCATGAGGCCGGCATGCTCAGACGGAAGGCCGATGCCTTCCAGGTCGAACAATGTGGGAGCAAGCGCCTCCGTTTCGGCCATCCGCAGGTATCTGACGCCGTCCCGGAAATAGTCTTCCGATAGCTCCGACCCTCCGCCGCGGCGGCGAAGCAGGATGGCCCTGTAGGGTACGGTCATCAGCCCCGCGAAGGGGTCGTATACGAGATCATCCTCATTGCTGTAGCGGACTATCAGGCGGTCAACAAGGTCAAATTGCAGGGGGCAGATGTGGTTCTGAAGGCCACGGTGCGTCTGTTCGCCGTTGAGCGTGAGCATTTTGTTGACGTCGTCCCACACGTCGTCATGCCAGCTCCCGGGAGCTATGGCCATGTAGGTCGCCGGGAGACGGCCCCGCCGTTCGAAATCTTCGCCCAGGGAGATGTGCTCGCCGTAGTCATAGATCAGACCCCTGGACGTTTCCCGGAAGGCCTTTCCCAGTTCGCCGGAGGAAAGGGCTTTGAATTCTTCCGCGGAGAGGAGACGGTTTCCCGATGAGCGCCAGAATGCATGAGCGTCTACCTGCCACCGCGCCCTGCTGTAGTCTTCCTTTGACTTGCACACCGGATCGTCGGCATATCCGCGGGTCCGGTCGGTTTGTGGTTTCCGGAAGAGCAGTATGTATTCCGGCGAACCGACCCCCATTTTCGTTCCATCTTTGCTGTTTTCGCTCCATCCGAGCCGGTAGGTCTGGTTGTTTTCCCGCACAACGTCGGTTATCACGGTGATCATTCCCATGTAGTCGAATCCGTGCTTGATGTGGTGGAATATGGCTTCGGCATGGAGCGGAGAGATGGTCGGCGCTCCCGCTCCGGTTACGCTGCCGAACAGCACCCGGTCTTTTACGTGGATGCACGCCAGCCGCCCGGGGCGGAGTATGCGCAGGATTTCCGGGGTGAGGAAGTCCATCTGCCGCCAGAAGTGGCCGTTGTCGTCTGTGTGGCCGAAGTCGCAGTAGTTCGGGGTGTATTCGTAGTGGTTGCTGAAGGGTATGGATGTGACCACCAGCCCGACGGAGTTTTCTTCCTGCAGCGCCGCTTCTTCGACGCAGTCGTTCAGGGCGACGTGCCAAAGCGTGCCCCGCTCTGTCTTCCGGCGGACTCCCATGGCGCGGGTCAGCCCGTCCACGGAGAGCCTGTTCAGTCCATAGCGTTCCACCAGCGCGCTCATGTTGGCCATGAGCCGTTTGTGCTCTTCCCATTTCCGGAGCAGTATCCGCAGCACTTCGGCTTCAGATTCCGAGTAGATGACATGGATATCGCACGGATGGTCCTGCAGGAATCTGTGTATCCTGTGAATGGACTGGATGAAGTCGTTGAACTTGTAGCCTATGCCCAGGAATATAGCCTTGTGGCAATGTCTCTGGAAATTGCATCCGCTGCCGGAGATCTCGGGCTTGGTGGCCAGGTATTTCACCTGCCCGTCCGAGAAGGCCAGTATCCGGCGTTCCCGCTCGTCCAGGTCGAGCGATCCGTAGACTTCGACGGCCTCGGGAACGGCCTTTTTGATGGCGTTCCGTTCGGCTTCAAGGTCGTGCCACAGGATATAGTGGCTGTCAGGATCACCTTCGAGTATTTCTGCCATTTTTGCCACGCGGGCGGCCATGCTTTCCCGCTTTTCTCTGGCGGCTTCCCTGACTCCGAGCGATGCGTCAAAGAACATGGAGACCTGGCCGTCCCTGTCCACCGGCAGGGCGCCTTCACGTTCGACTTTGTGGTAGAAGACCTTTATCTCCGGCAGGTCATATCCTTCGTCGGAGTACCCGAGCTCGGAAGGGCGCTGAAGAAATATGGCCCATGAATGGAGCCAGAGCCAGAATTCGTTTTCTTTGTGAGGGTACAGGGTTAAATGGTTTGCCTTCGTGCTGTCCCTCTGGAAAAAACGGGTGAGGGCCTGTCCCGTATCCATTATTCCCAGGAAGCCGGCGTAGTGGATGAGTTCTTTGTAGCGGTTCGGGGCAGGGGTGGCCGTGGCGACGAATTTGTACCGGCACGGGGCGAAGATCGGAAGGAATTCCTGGTAGGTCTTCGATCCGTAGGACCGGAGCACGGACGCCTCGTCCAGGGAAACAGCTCTGAAGAGCTCTGGGTTCAGTTTTCCGTCCCTGGCGCTTTCGTAGTTGGTCATGAAGTGTTTTTTCCCGGATGCCTCCACTTCCTCGGTTCGCCGGACGAATTCAATGTCGATCTCCAGTTTTTCGGCGTCCCTGCGGAACTCCTGCCGTACACCCAGGGGGAGGATGATCAGGGTGCGCCCCCCTGTTTTCGCCTGGAGGATCCTGCATATTTCCAGCTGCATCATTGTCTTCCCGAGGCCGAAGGACGCGAATATGGCCCGCTGCCCGCCCTCGACGGCCCATTGTACGATGTCCCTCTGGTGCGGTTTGAGGATCGGATTGATGTCCTTTGGATCACACGGGACGCCGCTCCGTGCCGCCAGTGTGAGCTTGTCATTTACGAATCGTCTGTATGCCGCAAGATCTGTCATCGCGTCACCTCCTTTTATCAGCGCTCCGTCGACGGGCCTCTATATTCCGGTGCTGCCGAAGCCGCCCGTTCCCCTTTTCGTTTCGGGGAGGGCTTCCACCACGTCAAAGGACGGGAGTTCGACGGGCAGCAGGACGAGCTGGGCCACTCTGTCCCCCCGGCGGACTATCCTGGGGGCGTCGCTGTCGTTGTAGAGGGGCAGGCCGATTTCTCCCGTGTATCCGTGGTCTATCACGCCGACGCAGTTGGCCAGCCGAAGTCCATTCTTTACGGCGAGGCTGCTTCGCGAGAAGACGAGCCCGACATGGCGGAAGGGGACGGCGATCCGTACCCCGGACGGGATGGTGCGGTATTCCCCGGGGGGAATGATGGTGTCTTCGGCGGCCTTGAGGTCGGCGCCGGCGTCGCCTTCGTGAGCCCGGACGGGAAGAAGGTCCGGGGATGTGAGCGTTATTCTGATATCGTCAAGCACGGTAGTGCCTCCTTTGTTCGTGATGCCAGCAATCCACCATCCGATGAAGCAGCACAGGGAGTACCAAAGAATAAGTACTCCGACGCTGTCCAGGTTATCCATTCGGCGGGTTCTCCGGTTTCGTCATTTTCAGGAAGATGCGGTCCGATCCGGCCTTGCGTTCCACGGCGCCGAAGTTGAAATAGGGGTCCAGGCGGATGTACCGTTCGCCGCTGCTGTGCGTCCACACCTCGCCCACTTTGCGGGTCAGTGTCCGTTTCCTGCCGTCCTGCGCGGTGTATTTGCCTACGGCGGCAAAGAGTTCGTATTCAATCACCGCCATGGGGATCCTCCGGAAAGAGTACCGGAATGCCGAGGGCGCGGGCATGGTCTATTTCCATCCGGCATCCTTCGGATGCGCGCCAGTCGCCGTAGAATCTGGCTTCGTCAGCCAGGGCGAGGAGCGCCCGGCACTTTGACAGGACGGCCGTCTGGTCCCCTTCGGGGTCATAGAAGAAAAAGGCGTGGATCGGGCTGAGGATGAGGATGTCGGGCTCGTCGTGAATGAGGCGCAGGCATATCCTCGAGACGGAGAGGATATTCGCTATGATCCGGGCCTTTTCTGCGGGGGCGGGCCCCCGAAGGGGGTGGCCTATGTATACTTTCCGCATGGGCTGCGTCGTTTCGGTCATGGGGTGTTTTCCTTTCGCCTTTATCTGGCCGATGGTTCGCCGTCCACCACGAGCCACCCCTTCAGGAGCTCTCGGAGTGTGTTCCGCGCCCCTGCCTTCGCTTCGTCGAGGTAGCGTTCGAACTTGGGGCACGAGAGCAGGAAGCCCGGCTTTTCCGCTGCGTTTGCCGGCCGGTGGACTTCCACTTCTATTTCCATGGCGGAGATGGCGTCGTCGCCGTCGAGGAGCGCGAGAGAGACGTTGATCGTCTTGGGGACTTTTACGGTGGTTTCAGCTTCGTCCACCTTCACGGAGAAGACGTAGTTGTTTCTGTCGGCGAAGGTGAAGTCTCCGGAGATGTTCGTGACGTACCGGAAGTTCTGCACGGCGTAGACCAGCCCTTCAATGTCTTTGATTTCTCCGGGCGTCCGGCGCTTGAGGAAGTCGGCAAGCCCCTTGATGTCGTAGACTTTTCCTTTGCTCAGCACCGGCATCCATTCGGATGCGAGGGTGGAAAAGGCGAAGTTGTATGTGACGGTGTCGAAGGGGTGTTCCCGGACGGAATCGTCCAGTATCGCGCTGAATCCGTCTTTGTGACAGAATACGATGGCGTTGGGCTGGACGGCCTTTTGTTTCACCAGTTCGGCGAAGCTCGGCACGGAAAGGGCTCTGTAGTCTACTCCTTTGTATTGATATACGGGGTTCGCGTTTCCCGTCCTGATGGTGAGGTCGCCGTTTTCCGCCACCTGGGGCTGTATCCGGAATGTGGCCTCGTTCATCGACTACGCCTCCTTTATGGATTGCAGTATGGATATTTGCCGGCCCTCGGGGAGCTCGGTCCTGAGGTTCCCCGTGAGGTCGGTGCGGCACAGCATTTTCTGGGCCCGCTTGGGATAGGCTGGTTTCACGGAATAGCCCACCACAACGGCGGTTTCAGAGTCTTCCATGCGCTTGAATTCGATGGTGATGTTGAGTTTGGATTTACATTTTCCGTCGTACAGGCTTTTGATGAGCGACGGGATGAGGGCGACGCATTCGGCGTTCAGGTCGCCTATGGTGGAGAGGTCGAGGTTGACCATGTCAGTCATGGGGTGCTTCCTCCCTTCGTTTTGCGGGAGCGCTCTTCCTCCCGGAGCAGCCACAGCACTCCGAAGAGGAAGAAGCCCCCGATCACACCGACGGCAAGCCACAGGGCACGGTCGGCCATGTTATACTTTTGTCAGGGCGTTGCAGCGCCCTGGTGCTCCACTTTCCGTTTCGCCTCCCTCACGGGGGGCGTTTTTTATGCGCTCTATCATCCTGGCGGCCGACACGGCGGCGGAGATCCTCGCGGGGACGTCCCGGGCAAGGCACTGACCGACGACGAGAAGGCGCCCGGGTGAGACTGACCCGGCGTTCATGCGGACCGCTCCATTTCGTCGCGGCGGTACTTGGCGAGCATGTTGGGGTCGGCGCTGAGCTTGGCCCTGAAGCGGGCGATGACGTCCCGGTGGTAGGCGTTGACTTGTCCGTAGTCGCTGTTTTCGATGGTCCTGACGTCATAGCCCATTTCGTCGGACAGGGCCTTGAGCTTTTTTCCCACGGAGGACCACATTCCCTTGCTTTCGGCGAAGATGTCGAGCAGCCACCGGATACTTTTGACCGCTTTCCAGGTGACGCTTTCGCCGATTTTCTCGGCAAGGGCTTCGGCGCGGCGTTTTGCGACGGAGGCGGTCGCCATGGCCGTGGCCTCCCGTTTCGATCCGATGAGCGCCTTGGTGCGGATGGCTTCGTCGCGCTGGGCTTCGGCGAGGGCGCGCATTTCGTATTCGTTGGCCAGCGCGCGGAGGGCTTCCGGATATGTCTGGGGGGCTGCGTAGGATCCCGTTTTCCGAATGGACGGAAGCACTTCGGATGTCACCCACTTGCGGAATTTCCGTGCCTCCGGTTTGCGTGATCGAAGTATCAGCGAGTAGAGCCCGGATTCGTTGATGATAAAAGTATCCTGCAGTCTCCCTAGAGAATCCGTGACCGGACTAATAGTCCGCTCATCCTCATCCAAGTAACCAACGGACTTTCTCGCATCTTCAATTTCCAACACATCGCAAACATCTTTCGCCACAAACCAAGGTTCTCCGCGCTCATCCTTTACAACGCGAA